TTATTTTAACGGCTATGATTCGGTGGCAAGAGCAGTAATGATGGCTGAAACATTAATATTAACTTTTGAAGAATTATATTATAATTGTATGGAACTATTGTACATACGAGATCTTGATCGATCGGATGAGTTAATGATATTGATAATAAATGATTATGTATTAAACTACGAATTGAATACGGTTTTACCGTTTGACAAATTATCAAAAAATTATACTATCTACAATAGATATGTTAGAGATGATAAGAATTGGAAAATAGTGTATGCTTAATTCGCATAAGAATATCGGAATTGATATTGATGACACATTAATAGGTAATGGGTTGAATTCTCAGAAACTTCAGAAATATATTTTGGATAATTATCGAACTAAAAACTTTTATCTAATTACATTTAGGACCGGGTCTTGGTTAGATGAAGTATGGCAGGACATTGCCTATGAAAATGATTTATTGGATGAAAGATTTTTCAAAGGATTACATGGCATACCTGTTGAATTTAGAATGGAATATCAAAAATATTCGTGGTATGCTAACCAAAATTTTAAATTAATTGATCCAGAAGTAGAAGATAGAATAAACCAACTTGCGCCAGCGGCATTTAATTATTTAGAATGGAAGGGCAAAAAGTCGCACGAATTGGGGTGCTCAATTTTGGTTGATGATATGACAGACCAAGTTCGTCGTGGTTGTACTAAATATAATGTAAAATTAATACATCCGGACCAATTAACATATGACTATAATACATAAATATATTTCTTTTTTGCGAGAAGAGCGGGCATTAGACGAAGCAGTTCGTTCAGGAAATAAAGAACTAAAATCTGTTGATTTAAGTTTATTTAATTTTGGCCCGGAATACGAATTTCTTGCCCCGTATGATAAATTTTCAGAAAGATCTGAAAAGGTACAAACAAAAATAAAAACCGATTTAGAAAAATTATTTGGTATTACTATAGCCGGCGGCGACAGATACGTATCTCAAGAAACTGCAAAAACAACTTTTAGATTAACATATGATGACAGTGTTAAAAGTGATAAGTTTTCTGATTTTACCGCAGTAGAATTTGTTGGCCCCATTATGAGCAGTGATAATTTTTTTAACATCACCAAAAAACTATTTGATTACATAGAACGAGAAGGATACGAAACAAGTTCGACATCTGGGTTGCACGTTGGAATAAGTTTCAAAGATGAAAACAAAAATAAAAATTTAGATCCTCTAAAAGTGATAGTATTTTCTGGTGACCAATTTTTAAGACAAACATGGCCAAGAGTTAGATATAAATTAGATAATGGCGAACTAAGTTCTGATTATGTTAAATCAAACATTGAAATGATTCAACAAATTATTAAACGAGTAGTATTTTATAGTGAAAACCCAGGAAAAGTAAATTCAACTAATATAGTTGAACTTTTTACTAAATGGCTTGATGATAATAGCAGAAGTTATTTACAAAGAGATCCTGAATGGAAAAATAAACATTTTGCAGTAAATATTGGTAGATTGAAAGACGGATACGTTGAATTTAGAGTAATCGGTGGTAAAGATTATCACAAACGATTTGCAGAAGTTGAACAGAGTGTTAGAAAATTCGGGTTAACATTAATTCAAAGTGATTCTCCGGATACTCAACATGATTATTTAAAGAAATTATATAAAATTTTAAATACGGTCTTAGATGATTTAGAAGATTATGATAAAATGAATAGTGGTATTGAAAACCGTGATACAAAAATTAAGATTAAAAATCCCAAAATTCTCCAATTACTTGACAGAATATCACCGGTTTTTATTAATAATCCATCATTAAAGGAAAATATTTATAATTTAGTAGCCAATTTTGAAAAAAATAAAGAGCAAGGAATTAATAGTATATTGGCTTTGTTTACTCAAAATTTTGGAAAAGTGGAATATAAGGCTGCATTACGATCATTATTGGCCAATATGGTTCGTATCTATGGTGTTAATAAAAACGATTTGTTAAGGGTATATAACGATAACTATTTTGAACCTGGGAAAATACCCCAAAAACCAGACAATGAAGATGAGGATTCTGAGTTTTGGGCGTATGAAGATGGAACCAAAATCGAACATAATCTTACACCTGGCCAAATATTTAAAATTTTGGAGCTATAATGAGATATTTTGAAATTATATTGGAAACAAAAACAGTTATAATTGATAAAAATACCGATAAATCAAAGTTTGGTGAAGAAGTTTGGCAAATACTAGATAAAAGTTATGCTAAATTGGGTGGATTTAAAAGTTTTGATAGCAAAAGTCACATGTTTGCTGATAATGGCATGTGGCTATTAGTTTTTGATGATGATGAAAATATTATTTCATCGATTATTTTTAAAAATTTGCATGGAAATAAACTTATTGGTTTGGGTACTGACGGGCAACCGCAAGGTAAAAGCGAATTAATACATGTTTTGCGTAATTTGAAAAATGAAAAGAATTTTTGGGCAGAAGTATCGGGGCCCTTGGAAAAGTTATTTGACACGTTGGATATACCAAAGATAGAAAATAAATATGCCAAGCAGTTGACAGGTAAGGAAATTATACATTATAATGATGATGGTTACCATTATACCCGTTTTATTGCGGGACAACCAATTGAAAAAATGATTATGGGATATCCGGAGATTTAACATGGCAATATTATATCTACATGGGTTTGCATCAGCTGGTTCAGATAGTCCCAAGGCTAAAAAACTGCAATCAATGTTTCCTGATGAAAAAGTATATGCTCCCAATTTAAATCATGATCCGGTTCTTGCGATAAAAGAAGCTGAAAAACATATTAGACAAATATACGAAGATGGCCATAATAAAGCACTTATTGTTGGTACAAGTTTAGGTGGGTTTTATGGTTGGTATTTGAGTGCTAAATTTGATATTCCTGCAATTTTAATTAATCCGGTCTATTCACCAAAAGAAATTATGGTTAAATTTTTAGGCAAGAATAAAAACTTTTCTACTGGTGAGGAATTTGAATGGACGCAAGAACATATCGATACACTTGAACAATATGCCGATTTAGCTAAAAAGAACTATGATAAATCATTAGTAAAAATTATTGTTGCCAAAGACGATGATTTAATCCCCTATGAAAAAACAATCAAAACATTTACACATGATCACACTAATATTCATGTATTTGATCATGGCGGTCATAGGTTTGATGATTTGGAAAAAATAAAACATGTTATAGAGCCAGAATTAAAAACCAAACCATTTGAAAGCTTATATGAGGATATTTTTAATTAAATATTGAATATTCAATACTTATAACGTATCATCAAGTAAATAAATTGCTTGGAGATAATAATGAAAAATAATATTACGCTAAATGAATACATGGGTTTTGTAGATGGCGTTACCAGCGATGCATCAAAAGACTTTGATACGTTTATTGCTAGGTTGCATGAACTTCGTGATACAGGGGTTAACATACCCAGATTGTTAACTGGTGCAATTGGTATGGCCGATGAAGCTGGCGAAGCTGCTGGATTAGTTAAGAAAATTTTATTTCATGGCAAGCCACTCAATGATGAAAATCGAGAACATTTAATTAAAGAATTGGGTGATGTAATCTGGTATTGGATTAATACTTGCAACGCATTAAATATAGATCCAATGGAAGTTATTGAAGGTAATGTGGATAAACTATCAAGTAGATATCCTGGTGGATTTAGTGTTTGGTTAAGTGAAAATAGAAAAAAGGGAGACATTTAATGTTATTAGAGAATGTATTGAAGAAAAATGATATTTTTTCAGCCAAATTAATAAATGGTGAAGAAATTTGTGGCAGGATAACAGAAATTGATGATAAGAAGGTTACTTTTACGAAACCACTTATGATTACCCTGGTTCAGGCTCCCGGAATGAGCCAACCCGCAGTTGCTCCTGTTCCTTGGGTACTAAGTGTTCCCGATGATGCAAAACTAACTCTTACTATGGATAAATTCTTGTTTATCACAAAAGCTAGAAACGAAATTGTATCCAGTTATACTAGAGCAACCACCGGATTAGAAATTCCAACTCCGGGAGCAGGATTACGTTTATAATATGAATTTTTTAAAAGAAATAATTGGTTTATTTAGTAAAAAACCCACGAACATAAAAATATCCGATGATGCGATAATAATTAAAAATCCTTCATCGGATATTATCAAGCTTGCTGATTTATGTTCAATTAATTTGACCACGGGGGTAATTGAATTTCACAAACCAATTAAAATTGTTTCAAATGAAAATATTTCTATATCATCCGACAAACATATCATGTTATCCACTAGTAAGAGTGGTGAAATCGAACGACCCGGATATACTTATTCAATATGGTTAAATTCTGAAGTTGATTCTAACGGAAATCCTCTACAAACTGAATTTTTTATAGATCAATGGGGAAATTCGGTTTTAATGGAAGCTAAATACGATGAAGAAGGTAATTTAACCGTGCCCGATGGGTACCAATTACCAGAGATACATAAAGACTGTGATCACTAATTAAGGAATATAAATGCCAATAATTGAATCTGTTCTTACTTCCGGAAATGTTGATAGACGTTTAGATAATTTATTAAGAGCTTTTCGTAAGCCATCTGTTCTCAGAATACCAACCACTTCTTGTCCCGTATATGAAAATGATGCTCATTGGTTAGATAATGGTGTTATTATTCAATATCCGGAATTATTTGAAGGAGTGGTTAGTGCAGATACAGCCATAATCAGTGCATTTGCTACCGCCAGGGGATTTGCTGATTTAACACCACTTAACAACGGAACTTATGGCATAGGGTTTTATCAAGTAGAACAGCCAGTATTGAATATAGTAAGTGCCATTACTTTTATCAACAACGATGTATTAAATTTCTGTGTTAATGCATCGGCATCAATTGAGTATGAAAATAGAATAGTTTTTACAAAATATGAAGTTAAACCCGGATTAATATCTCAATTATTGCAATTAATAGAAGACTTAAAAGCTAGAATAACCGCTTTTCAATTAACCTCCGCATATGCAGATTTAAGTCCTAATCAACAACAAGTATTTGATTTTATAGGTAATGATTTGTTGGATTCTAATAATGCCCTTACTTATAATCAAATACCGCCGTTTATTGCAAATTTGTCTGGTTGGACTATTACGGATCCCAATGATTTTTATGTTACATCAACGCCAATTGTTTCTGCTAATATTTTTCCCTTTGAATATGTTGAAATTAGAGCATCAGCTGTTCCGCCCATGCGACAATTATTAAGTGATGAAGTAATTTGGCGTTGTTCGGATGTATCGGCCGGATACGCTGTTACCGGTATAGAAGGTACGGTTCAAACTAATGCTACCATACAATACTACGGTTGCCAAATTGAAGAAGTTACCGGCGGCGCTATGCCAGGAACAGTTAAAGGATTAAAGGGACATACAACTGATCTAATAGCTGGTCTTTTGGGGATCTTATCTGCGATAAGTGCGAGGAATGGGTTATTGGACTATTTAAGCACATTGGGTGGCATTTGCGGTGCATTTGCTCAAGCTATTGGTACCGTTTTGGGGTTAATTCAAGCGGTTATGGCTGCTATTGCTGCGGTTATCGGAACTATACTAGCATTAATAGATACTATTACGCAAGTATTGGCTGAAATAGTTGAATTAATTGTTAATCAAATAGCAGCATTGATTGGGCAAGCAATGGCATTAATGCGTGAAATATTCAGTAAAATAATGGATGAAATTAAAAAGATAGTTCAATTCTTTCAGGATTTGATTGACCAAGCTCTTGCTTCAATTTTTGGTGAATTGGATGACTGTTTGAAAGCACTTATTGAACAAGTAGCGGTTCCTGCTGCGGTCGGCGCCATATCTAAAAATGTTGATATTGGACGTATGGGGATTTTCTAATGGCAAAAGGTGCCGCTCGATTAGCTGATATATGTACTGGCCACCGTAAGGGAAGCCCTAGGCCAAATAATCAAGGTAGCCCTGATACATTTTTTAATAATAGACCAGCGCACCGGCAAAGTGACAGTTGGCCAGTTCACCGAAGACCCAAAATCCATAAAAGTTTTTTGGCTGACGGCAGTCCGTCTGTTTTTACCAATAGTCTTAGACAGGGTAGAATAGGTGACCCTGTAGCTTGCGGGTCAAAAGTTATGACCGGAAGCAACGATGTGTTTATTGGAGGGAAAGTTTCGGTAGCGCCAAGTAATCTATTCTCAAATGGCAAGTTTGATCCGCCACGGCCAATGAGTAATAGTGAAAGAGAAGGACTTGCTGCTAATTCAGCAAATAGGAATAAATATCGCAATCCGGACGGGTCTATTCCTTCTGATTCAAATTTAAACCCAGAAATTGGTGAAAATGAAGACCCGCCGGCTACCCAATCAGACGTAAAATGGGATGATTGTGAAGACCAACCCGATACTTCTGTTCCGGCAGGCCAGCGCGTTTACGAGAGTGCAAAGCAACGGTTGCGAGAAGCCGAAGGCGGCGCTTGGCGAGAAGGTGGTAATAATCAAAATATTATGCAGTTATATAAAGACGTTGGGATTCCACAAAATTCAGATTCGGTTCATTGGTGTGCGGGATTTGTTGGTAGTGTTTTAAAGAGAAGTTGTTCAGATTATAGAAGAACTTTGCGCGCAGCCGACTATAATAATTATGGTCAACAGTTAGATAAGAATAATCCATCCGCACTTCAACCAGGCGACGTGGTCGTGTTTAGCAGATCGGGCGGCAGTGGACATGTGGCCATCGTTGATAGATATGACCCCGCAACAAACAAAATTTTTTATATTGGCGGTAATCAAAGCAATAATGTTACTCTTGGTAGTAGAACATATAATCCTTCTCAAATTCAAGGCATTGGTAGGCCAAGATGAATATAAGAAACATGTGAAATAACCCTAATATTATGCAAATACGACATATCAACACTACTTATTTTTCATTTTCATTTGAAAATTTGCATGAAAATGCGGATACAAGAGTTTTAACAGAAGATTTTTTAAAAAAGCAAACGGAATTATTTTATATTGTGGCGAAAAATGGCATATATGATCGTGATAGGCAGATAATAGCGTGTGTTTTGGATAAAGCAACCATTACTTGGCTTAAATTACTTTGTTAATTTCATTATCAACAAAATTTCCTTAAATATTTCAAATTGTTCTTTTGATTTAAAATAAAATCTTATTTTATTTTTTGGTACATTATTTAAACTAAGTAATGGTCTATTCCCAATATTGTCGCCAAATCTTTCTTCTATCATTGCTGCATAAATGGCATTAAATTTTCTAGTGGCTGTATTAAACAATTCTAAAGAGTTGTTATCATAGATTAATTTATATGGGTATGATTGAATTATCCAACCAGTTTTAAAATCACCTTTATAATATTGATTTTTTCGTAAAATCATGATCTACTCCTTTTTATCATGATAAATTATTTTTCATTTTTGTCAATCTTTTTCTTGACCTTTTATCCGATTCATATAAATATAGTATATGAAGAGTGCAGGATGTAACTGTCACTGCTCCGCATACGTAACGACCCATTAACGTGAGGTAATTTATAATGAACACTAATTTCGCAAAGAGAGCCGTTGATCATCAGTATCATTTGGATCCAATCGTGCGCAGTTTGCTTGATACCGATTTTTACAAGCTGGCCATGCTTCAGCTTATTTGGAAAAAGCACCGCAACGTAAAAGTAACCTTTTCAATCAAAAACAGAACAAGTGATGTTAAGCTTGCTGAAATCATCAATTATCATGATATTGTTGAACAGTTAAATCACGTTCGATCACTACGTTTCACTCGCGGTGAAATTACTTGGATCCGTGGCAACGCATTCTATGGCAGAAAGAATATTTTTGAACCCGAGTTTGTTGATTGGCTTGAAAATGAATTTCATCTTCCGGATTTTACTGTTAACAAAACAGATGATGGACAGTATGATATTACATTTTCAGGAACGTGGCCCGAAGTAACCATGTGGGAAATTTATGCTCTTGAAGTTGTAAATACTCTTCGCAACCGTGCTCTTATGCGTGGTTTGAGCTTATTTCAAATGGATGTAATGTTTGCTCGTGCCAAAAGCAAGCTTTGGGATAAGATTGAAACACTTAAGCAATTCCCCAAACTTTGTTTAGCTGATTTTGGTACACGCCGGCGCTTTGATTTTCTTTGGCAGGAATGGGTGGTTATGGCGTTAAAAGAAGGGCTTGAAAAATCATTTCTTGGTACTTCAAATATGCTGTTGGCTATGAAGCACGATTTGGAACCAATTGGTACCAATGCTCATGAACTACCAATGGTATATGCCGCTCTTGCGAATTCGGATGAAGAACTGCTGACTTCTCCATACCGTGTTCTTGAAGATTGGCGGGAAATGTATGACGGCAATATGTTGGTAATTCTACCAGATACTTTTGGTACTTCAGCGTTTCTGCACAATGCACCCGATTGGATTAAAAGTTGGCGCGGGTTTAGACTAGATAGTAAGGATAATTTTGAAGGAGCCTGCGAACTTATCGAATGGTATAAGAGTGTAGGTGAAGATCCCAAAAATCATCTTATCATTCATTCAGATGGACTTGATGTTAATACTGGTAGTACAGATGATATTGCAGTAATTCAAGCTTCATTTGAAAATGATTATATGGTTGGTATGGGATGGGGCACAAAGGCAACCAATGATTTTATTGGCTGTGTTCCGGGCAAGGAAGATGACTACATTAAACCAATTAGCTTGGTATGTAAGGTAGTTGAAGCCAATGGGCGCCCAACTGTTAAACTTTCGGATAATTTGGCAAAGGCCATGGGTCCCGCAAATGAAATAGCAAGATACGCTCGAGTGTTCGGCGCCCAACCAACTTATAATAAGGTGGCGGAAGTATAAAGCTACTAGTATTTAATAGAAGACTGCCCCATCATAATGGTGAGGGATAACATTAAAATATCAATGAGGAGTTAGATATGAAAAATTTAAAAGAACAAATACTTGAAATTTCAAGACAAAACAAAATTGGCGAACTTAGTGAATGGTTTAATGAACGATTAGATACAAGTTTGGGGGCTAAGTTTCTAAACGAAGGCGATTTAATTCGTGTAAATCAAACAATTATTCAATTTTTACGCAAATATTCAACAACATTCAATGTTAAAAATGTGGTGATAGGCATGAGCGGCGGCGTTGACAGTGCTCTTACTGCCGCATTATTTAAAAATGCGGGTTGGGTGGTGCATGGTGTAACTATGCCAATTTATCAAAACCCAAAAGAAACTTCGCTGGGCCAGTTAGCTATTGATAGTTTGGGCGGAATTGGCTATAATGTTGAGTTAAGCAAATTGTACAACGAAATGAATTGGGGTCTATATAACATTGATTCTGAATTGGGTGACGATGAAAACACCGATTATGCTGTATTGGTTCGCCGCGGCAATATTCGCGCTAGGTTGCGTATGGTTACCCTATACAACCTTGCTGCAAAGTTGCGCGGGTTAGTAGCATCAACCGACAATTTTTCTGAACTTGCTTCGGGATTTTGGACGTTACACGGCGACGTTGGCGATTTAAGCCCAATTCAAAGTTTGTATAAGAGTTGGGAAGTGCCCATGTTGGCAAAATTAAATGGTGTTCCTGAAGAAATTTGGCGCGCCAACCCAACCGACGGACTTGGTATTGCTGCTGGTGATGAAAGTCAGTTTGGCTTTAGTTACTTAGAACTTGACATTATGTTGAGTGAATTGCAGAAATTACATGACAGGGATAATTTACGTTGTTATGGATTTGACAAATTGAAAAATAGTCTTAAAATAATGGAAGGAACGCGAGAAAATACAGTTTTTGATTTGGTTACCGGAAGGATAAAAGCTACTTGGTTCAAACGTAAGAACCCATTTAACTTGGATCATCCTTTGGAATTGGATAAGAGATATGATTTTCTTGAAACTTTTGATTGCCATTACTCAGTGAGCAAGTTGGAGGCATAAATGAATAGTAAAGTTGGTTTAGCTGTGATGAGAATTCAACCAATGCATTCTGGTCACTGCATGATTATTAACAAAATGATTCAAGAATGTGAAATGGTTATTTTGGGTCTTGGCAGCACAAATAAGAAACCAGACCGCTGGGATCCGTTCACACCTGATGTTAGAATGCAAATGGTTCGAAACGTTTATGGTGATAGAGTAAAGATTGTCCCCCTTGTTGATATCCAAGCTGCTTCAAAAAGTGATTGGGTAAACTATATTTTATCTAAACTTGAAAAGCTTGGTATGCGTAAACCAACAGATTATTTTACTGGTAGTATTAGCGACGCTGCTTGGTATACCGACCATTTTGTGTTGGATTTGGTTACTAAAAATCCAACACTTCATATGGTAGACCGAGGAACCAACGACATTCCGTCGGCCAGTGAACTAAGAACACTTATTGAGCTTAGAAATGATAAGTGGAAACAGTGGGTGCCTTCAGTAAATTGGGATTTGGTTTTAGACAACTATCCCGAAGAACTGCTCGCACCATTAACATAATGTCACACTTTTGTGGATATTGAAAGGAGAAAGAAATGACTAAGAAACTTGTAGTAGTGGTAGATGCTCAAAACGATTTTATGCAGCCCGATGGTCTTTTGACTGTGCCCGGCGCTGATGCAGTAATTGAAAATATCAACGCTTATTTGGCTGGATTAGATCCCGATGAAGTAGCGGGGGTATTGTTCACATATGATACACATACTCAGCCTGCATATGATAATTCAGAAGAAGGTAAAATGTTCCCGCCGCATTGCATCTATGGTTCCGATGGCTGGGAATTGGCCGTTAACCCACTTGAATATTTGTCACCGAAAATTAGAATGTATACTCTCCAAAAGGGTGTATTTGATATGTGGCATGAAGATGATCTGAAGGTCAGAGACATGCATGGCTATATGAATTTGGTTTTTATGCGAGATAACCTTCTTAATGCGATTAAGGTAACAGACGGTGTTACCGACGTTGAACTTGTTGGTGTTTGTTCCGATGTTTGTGTTGAGCAGGCCGCTAGGGGCTTTGTTGAACGTGGCTGGAATGTTACCGTTGTTCGCAACTGTGTAAAGGGCATTAAGGAACAGATTGACGAAGTGGTTGAAAAGCGTCTTCCTACTGTTCAAATTGTATAACAGGCTGGGGAACGGGAGCTCTTGGTCTAATAACATTTAATCTAAAAAGAGCAGGCGGGTAGAATTTTCCTGGCTGCTCTTCTCCGCCCGCAAAATATCTTATGTCTCCTGGTATCCATTCAACACCCAATTTATTGGCCATAAAAATTCTGTGATTACCCTCAGCTACTTTGGCTATACCCAAATAATCAACCCAAATCATTATGGGATCGGGTTGCCAACCGTTTTCTTCTATACTTTTTTTCAAATCCCAATATTTTATTCCACCGGACCTAAATGCTTCCTCACCATTGACTCCATTTAGTCCAGAAATGTATTTTACTTTAATATCAACTTTTTTACTTATGCCTATATTTGCGGTTAAGGTGCCGCCACCAAATCGCGATTTAGCTGCTCTTTCACGTTGATATTCTAACCATTCTCCTCCGGGATTATCAACATATAAAAATTCATTTTTTTCTGATTTAATATTTTCATTGAGTTGATCAGTGTTAACATTAATATCTATTATGTAGTTATGTGATAAAGTTAACTTTAACTGTAAAATTAAATCTTTAATTTCCTGTTTATTATTAAAAAATAAATGTGAATATCTGGATTCTTCTTTTAATTTGTAATCAATGGGTTTTGTTGGCGATTCTAATGTTAGGGTTGGTCCTTTCGTATTAATAACAAAATGTAATATACACATATATTTTTTAGAATCATGATAAATTTTATATGGTTGTATTATATTTTCTATAATTGGGTCTTCAAATTTTTCATAAAGATTGAAGCCCTTGAACCATTCTGACAAAAAATCATTTTTTTCGGATACAATATTTTCTTCAAAATACTTTATTTTATTTTTTTGCTCTTGAGGTACGTTTAATAATTCATATAATTTCATATTAATACTCTTGTATTTGGGCAACGGATGTTATATATTTATACATAAGTCTTTTTAGATAAGGAGAAAAAATGCAATATACTGCTTCTACAACATCATCACAAATAGATCAAGGCCTTCGTGAATACATGACAGGAATATATTCCTTCATGGCATCCGGTCTTGGTATTACCGCATTAACTGCTTATGGAGTAAGTGCGGTACCTGCTCTTACTGCATTATTTTTGGGCGGACCACAAGCATTTGTATTCATGTTTGCTCCGCTAGTTATGGTATTAGTTATGAGCTTTGGTATGGAAAAGTTTAGTGCTAATACACTGCGATTAATGTTTTTTGCATACAGTGCTTTAATGGGTATTAGTTTATCAACCATATTTTTAACTTTTACTGGTATTAGTATTGCTACTACTTTTCTAATTACAGTAAGTGCATTTGCTGGATTAAGCATTTATGGTATTACCACAAAGCGTAATCTTAGTGCAATGGGTACTTTCCTATTAATGGGTTTAATTGGGCTATTAGTAGCAATGATAGCTAATATTTTTATAGCAAGTTCTGCACTAGCTTTTGCGGTAAACATTATTGGTGTGTTGATTTTTGCTGGCTTAACCGCGTATGATACGCAAAATCTACAACAATTGTATTTAACCGGCAATACTACTGAAAAACTTTCAATTATGGGTGCTTTGAGCTTGTATTTGAACTTTATTAATTTGTTCATGTTTCTATTAAATTTATTGGGCAACAGAGAATAATACATTATTAACTTAAAAACAGTTGACTGAGCCCGGCATATAATATATGCTAGGCTTAGCCATATTGGAAATGCAGGATAGCCACAATGAAAGATAAATTCAAAGAATTTATAGATACACATCTGTTATCTGGAACTAATAATTTGGGGTTGGCAATTGTGCTTGCCACAATGGTACTTGTACCTATTGTGAGTTTAATGTTTTTGGTTGCATTTAATGCAGATGGTAATAGGCAACATAGAATAGAACTAATGAAATTATGTTTGGATTCTGGTGAAACATTTGAAGAATGTAAATTTAAGGTATATGGCGGAATACGCATTACTACTGATCACAACCAATTAAAAGTCAAGGAATAAATCATGTTACCACTTTTTGATGTTAATGGATTAATGTTTTGGGACGAACGCAGTATATTACTTAGGCGATTTTTTATTGATTATTATAAATTATCTGTTAAAAACGCTTTGTTTGAAATGAACCCGGCTTGGCAATTTTATGAAATTGAAGCACCATTACTTACTCCTAATGCAAAAATTAATCAAAATTATACCAATTTGGATGTTTGGCAACAAGCGGTTTTAGAAACAGAAACTCCGCTTACTCTTAGGCCAGAAACAACACCAAGTTCATATGTGTATGCAGAACATTTGTTGAACAGCCATTCTGGTGTTAAACCGCCGTTTGTGGTATGGCAATCTGGTAAGAGTTTTAGACGTGAGCAAGAACAACCTTCCAAACATATGCGATTGAAAGAATTTTACCAACAGGAATTTCAGTGCATTTATACTACTGAAACAGAAAATGATTATCATTCAAATATTTTGGAACCAGTAAGACGCATGATTGCAGAAACAATTGGGTTACCAACAAGAATAATTCCATCAGACAGACTACCAGATTACAGTCTTATTACTATGGATATTGAAGTTGATAACGGAGATAAATGGATGGAGGTTTGCTCTATCAGTAAGAGAAAAGATTTTCCCGCAAAAGCTAAATTTCAAACCAAAAAAGGCTTAGTTGAAAAAGATTTATTAGTTTTGGAAGTAGCAATTGGTCTTGATAGGTGTGTATATAATTTTAACCAGAGAGTGATATGATACGTTTATATAATACATTAACCAAAACTGTAGATAATTTTACACCAATAGATAAAAATAATATTGGTATGTATTTTTGTGGCCCCACGGTATATGACAGAGCACATATTGGTAATTTGCGAACTAGTGTTACTGGTGATTTGCTATTCAGAGTATTGCGAACAAAATATGGTCGTGTAACTTATGTTAGAAATTATACTGATGTTGATGATAAAATACTCAAGAAAAGTAAAAATACGGGCGAGCCACCACAAACCATTGTTGCAAGAGCCACAGCAGCTTATATTACCGACACACAATGGTTGGGCAACTTGGCACCTATTCACTCACCATATGCCACAGACAACATTGCGGAAATGATAGAACTTATCACCAAATTAGTAAATTATAATTATGCATACATTGTTGATGGTAATGTATTTTTTGAAATATCATTATTTCAAACACATGGTGCATTATCTAATAGACAAGTTTGGGATGATGAAACCGAAAGTAGAATAGGCGAAAATAAACTCAAACGCAATCCTTCAGACTTTGTATTATGGAAACCCGTTCCTTCAACAGAAATGGGGTGGCATAGTCCTTGGGGATGGGGAAGACCTGGTTGGCATATTGAATGCTCGGCCATGGCAAAACGATATTTGGGTGAAACATTTGATATACATGGTGGCGGCAGCGACTTAATGTTCCCCCACCATGATAATGAAATTTCACAAAGTTGCGCAGCTCACTCAACCGAGCGAATGGCAAATTATTGGATACATTCCGGGATACTTAATTTTAATAATTATAAAATGAGTAAGAGCTTGGGTAATATTGTTACCGCTGAAACATTTAGAAATATGAATATTTCTGGCGATGCATTGCGCTTCGTCTTTCTTTCAACTCATTACAGAAGTTTGCTTAATTTTTCTGATGAAAATTTGACGGCTGCAAGACGAATTCTAACCAAATTCTATGAAAAAATTAAGGATGTTGGATTTGCCTCTGGAATTGATGAACAAATTTTAACCAATTTATATAATGATTTAAACACACCAGCAGCTATTACTAGAATGCATGAATTATATGAGAATGGTGAATATAGCGCATTAAAGTCTGCGTTACGTTTGTTGGGATTCAAAATGCAGCCCGTTGAATTTAATGATAAAAATATTGAAGAACTGTTGAAAAAAAGAAGAATTGCCAAAGAGAATAAAGACTTTGAAACTGGCGATTTGATACGAAGTGAATTAACTTCAATGGATTTGGAAATTAACTATTCTCCTGCATGAATAACTTGGCGTAGAAAAACGATATTTTAACTAATTAAATTTTATCCCATAAAATATTTTCCGGATTTTTAATATTTTGTATTCGTACTGTTGGATTAGTAGCGAAAATTCCATTAGCATATCGTATATATACGTCGATGAGACATAATTTGTCGCTATCTCTTCTTCCTATTCCTGCAGAAAATTTAAAGGCGGTATTGTCATTAATGTCATAAAATAATTTTTTTAATTTTAAATCATTTACTTGTGAAATACTTGGTACAAAATAAATTTCATTTGGTGTGGCGTAAAAATACGGTTTATCTATAAAACGTAATAATTTGGCCAAATTATTAATATTAGAATTTAAATAACTTTCTATTATTTTTTCAAATGTATTTCCTATTTTTTTATAAAGATTTTTAGTTTCATTAGAAAATAATTTTTTATTTTTTTGTAGAAAATCCCCAAATACTCTTTGATAATCTCTATTTTTATCTAGTTCATTTATTATTTCTTTTTCTGTTTTTTTATACACAGTATTGTCAATACTAAAAACAAATTTATTTTCGTCTGCTGAATATGTGATATTATACTTGTCTTTTATGGGAGAAAATTTAACGTTTGGTTGTTTTTTTGCTTTCTCTAATACCAATAGAGCGGCCTTTGTTTTCCATTCTTGCCATTCTGTTTGGGCGTATTTATAAAATATATCAAATCCTCGGTCTTTGTCTAACCCAAGTGATGTTTCTGATAAATTAGCAAGGGTTATTCCTCCGTCTTCTTTGATGCTTACTCCTGCTATTGGATGATTAGAAAATCCTATATCAACACCGCTATCTCCAGAATTATCCCCACCACTCCAAGAAATTTGAGTAACATCTGGATAATCTAATGTTTTTAATTTTTTGTTAATTTTTTGATAATAAATACTCCCCAAATTAACCCATTTATCAAACATTGCTTGATCTAAATTTTTTTGTAAAAATTTTTCTAAATCTATTTTAAATTTTTTAGTATTTTCTATTGAGTCGGGAATGGCCCATTTGGAAATTTCATTACTATGTATTGGAGTTTGGGTATATCCATATACGAATCCAATCTCTGAATTATATCTTTTATTACCAGAAGCACCACCCTCATTAATTTCTATATATCTCATTATTGTTATTCCGAAAAAAACATGTTATAATCTATTTAAAATGTGTTGTATAGGAGTATTTATGGTTTCTTTTGATTTGCATATAGGTGATAATATTGAATTTTTAATTAACCAACCAGAAAATAGTATTGATGGATGCATAACAGATCCTCCTTATGGTATGAATATGAAGGATTGGGATAAAGATGTACCCACAAAGGAATTGTGGCAGGCTGTCTATAGAGTACTTAAGCCAGGCGCGTTTTGTTTAAGTTTTTGCAGTCCCGAATTATATCATAGAATGGCTACTAAAGTAGAAGAAGGCGGATTTATAATAAAAGATCAAGTTATATGGATGATTACTACAAAAATGGCAAAAGCAAATAGACTAAAACCTGCTCATGAACCCATAGTAGTAGCACAAAAACCGATAAGTGAAAAAAGTATTAAAGCCAACCAAAATAAATGGGGAACAGGTATTATTAATATTGAAGATAGTAGAATCCCATGGGACAAGGAACCCCCAACAGGATGGGTTAAAAATGGACATAAAAGACGAACATTTGCCCAAGGTGGTAATACTAAAGGTAATAGAGAAGATGAAGGTACTACAGATGCTAATCCAAATGGAAGGTACCCAAGCAACATTGTGGGATTGTTTGATAATCCAGAACATCAAAAGTATTTTTATGCTCCTAGAGTATCCGCTAAAGAACGAGCAGGAAATCCACATCCAACTCCAAAGCCCGTTGATTTAATGAGTTGGTTAATAAAAGTATATACACCTCCCAAGGGAATAGTATTGGACCCATTTATGGGTAGCGGAAGTACGGGGGTAGCTGCTTTATTGACAGATAGGCGATTTTTGGGTATTGACAAGGAAGAAACTTATGTTAAATTTGCTGAAGAAAGATTAAATAATTATAATTTGTTTATTTTTTAAAAAATAGTAAAGATCTTTTATAATTTATTGATAACATACCATAGTAAGGATAAAAGCAATGATCGTTTACATTCACGGCGCACATATGACCAGTGCAGCATTTAACTACATTAAAGAAAAACTGCCCAAACATGATTTTCATAATATAGAATACAATGCTCTTGAAGATTTGGAAACTACTGTAGGTAGAGTTAAAACAGAAGTTAAAAGTCTAGACAAACCCGTCAAAATCGTTGCTCATAGTTTGGGCGGCGTTATAGGATTATGTTTGTTGCAGTCTGAAATACCTGTTGAAAAAATGGTTACAATCGGAAGCCCCCTGGGCGGTGTTAATCTGCAAGCAGTTCGAGTTAACAGTTATTTTATGCCACTCATGGTCGGTTTTATGCCAGACGAAGTTGCTCGCTTTTTAAAATTTACCAACCAAATCAGTGCTGATAGCCCTGTATTTAGGGAGTTGCACAAGAGCGATTTTGACCAAAATAAAATATTTACTATTGTGACAAATATGGGTAAGGTATTTTCTGCAGAAGATAGTGACATGGTTGTTTCAGTTAAAAGCCAAAAGCATTATGACAATGTGGGATCAGCAGAATTAAATTGTAGTCATAGTGAAAGCTTACTCCGCCCAGAAACAGTACAGATCATAAAGAGAGAATTGTTTGATGTTTGAAAATGATAAACCAACTTGGCTTGGTTTGGTGTGGTATACTTGCCATAAAGCTGGTATACTTGAATGGACGAATTTCTTTAGATTTTTACTTATTGTTATGGTTGCTAGTAATACATTCTGGTTATTAATTTACATATTTTGGGCATGGTTTATAGATAAAGAAATATCTGAATTTAAAAATACAAATAAAACTGAATAGTTTTATTTGATAAATATTATTGGGTATATGCCCAATAATGTAACCCGACAAGGAGAATAAAATGAAATTTGTATTAATAATAGCAGTAATAGCAGTTCTTGGTTTTGGATTTTATTATGCCGATCAACAAGGTTGGATCGATGCACACCCATTCAACCCCGGTTCAGAAGGTGTTGACACTAGAACTAAATAAAAATACTAAAGAACTCAAAACGATAGCTAGGAATGTTGAACCTGCAACCAGTTAAGTCTGGTCTATCATTTTGGTAATGACGAATGGGAACAGGTACTCTAATATCAATTGAGGAGTAGTTTGCCTCTTTGTGTATTATTGGGTTACTGTTTGGTTATATTACAAACAGATTGGATCTAATTCATACTGACTTAGAATATTGAAATTTATATATTCGGTTATAGGATGAATAGATCTTTTCTAAAATTTATGTTGACATCGTTTATATTATTTGGAAAACTCGGGCAAGTAATTTGGCCTTTGTACTTAATTAAATCTCTTCGTATTCTGTAGTACCTTGTTTGTGAACTACCTTAAGTTCACGTTGATCAATTACACCATATATAGTTGGATAAGCTACTGGTTTTTTCTATACTCTTGAGAGGTATAATCTCTATTTTTATTAATAATTAGATTATGGCATTGCCTTGAACAACTATCACCAATGCCTTTATAAAAAATTACATCACAATTTTTACAATTTTTTCCTTCAGAAAAATAGCTCATTTCAATTACTCCCTTGATAAAATTATTTTAAATTGTTCTTGACATACCAGCAATATTCATATATAAATATAATTGTCCTACTCCAAACAGTTATTGGAATAGGCCTTGCGGACCCGCCTTCGCCGGCGGCAGCTCCACAAAGCTTTTTGTGATTACCCTATGGGGTTGAGTATGTTTCGACGTGAGGAATTAAAGAGTAATTGGGGACCGGTTAGCTACGCCGCATCGTGCAACCTTTATAGTCGCAAATGACAATAGAGAACCCCTAAGAATGGCCGCGTAAGCGGTCCCTAACAGGGAAATTGATCCTAAGTAATTTTCGTTATTTAGTGGGGTTGGCCGCCTAGCAACAGAAAGGCCGCCTAATTCTCTTTGGGCTTTGGTAATTGAGCCTCGAAACAGAATCAATTACCATTTCTACTCTTGACAAACATTTTATACCTGTTAGTATCGCATTAATGTTTTTATATAGGAGTTTTTAACATGTTTTTATCATTCGTCCTTGGTGGATTGGTCGCTACTATCGCTCTCGCAATCATGCCCATTGGGACAAGAACAGTGATCCTGGATTACTTTGATCGCAGCAAGCGCGCCGGCAAGGAATAAGACCATGGGACGTATTGTAAGAGGCTCAAAAAGCACAGAAGAATCCAGGTGGGTACAGCCAACTAACCAGGAATTTTCTTCAATGGAAACTTATATTGGTTTTCAAATTACCAAAGGCCTGGTAGCAATGGGCCCCGCATGGCTATGGATATATGTTGCTGCTGGAATTAGTTTGCTATTAGGAATAATATTGGGTATGGCAATATGAACTTTACTAAGTACCAAGACGTAGAACATTACTGACTGTCCGGAATTGTTTATCGTGTGTGTGTAGAAATATTGTCATACACGAAATTGAAAATATAAATTTTGTTAGAATTTTAACATTATTTATATTTGTACTAAATCCTGCAGGTTGAGTCGTTTATTTACTAATGTTTATATGGGTAAGATCGGTAGAGAAAGGGGGCCGCTAAGCCCCCTAATTCATCGTTATTGGTCCTTATCGCCAGGTACATCAACACCGGCTTTGGTGAACACACCAGCAATTTGCTCCTTGACGTAAGCAAACCATTCTGGTTTGTAAATTGCTAGAGCAAATGCTGCTACTAATCCCAAAAGAAATGAAAACATTTTTATCCTCCTATTTGACATGTTACCACAATTAATAATATAGTATTAAAGTAAACTTAATACAAGGTATTTATGTTGTGATTGATCCATATAAAATAACAGTTTTTGAAAGAAGCGATGCTGAGTTACAGGAATTTTTAATATTTTGTATTATGGTTGCTGGTAAAACCGCTAAAACTATTGCAAAAACTTGTGATAATTTTTTAAATGGAGCAGAAGAATATTTCCCATATGAATATCCGTTCCAAAAAATTGGTTATATGATCTTAAAAAATACGCTTTTAGAAAATATGAAAAGAGCAAGAACAGGAAAATACGGTCTTTTAACAAAAAGTTTTCACTATCTTTTAACAAATCCCCTAGATTTGCGAAGTTGTTCTGTTCAGGATTTAGAACAGATTCCTGGTGTTGGTAGAAAAACAGCTAGATTTTTTTTGGTTCATTCAAGACTCAATCAAAAATTAGCGGTATTGGATACTCATGTAGTAAAATGGTTAAATCATATTGGTCACGATCAAACAGAATTATTCCCTAAAAATTATTTAGAATTAGAACAGATTTTTATCAAAGAAGCAGAAATGCGGGATATGACTGTTGCTGATTTGGATTTAAAAATTTGGAGTCGGTTTAGTTCACGTAATCAACTAAATATTATTATACCGTTTCCTAATAAGAAACTATATGGAGGTTAAAATGAAATTAAATGAAATGGTTACTGTGTTAACCGATTTACCAAGCAAAAAATATGAAGTATTGGTTTCTGTGCGTTGTATAGATGATTTAGAATTAGAAGATAATACTTTTAATTCATTATTGGCTTTATTCAAAAGAATTGGAAAATATAAACCACTCTTTCATTTAAAATCATTGGTGGTTACGGGGTTGCCAACTGATATAATATCTATTTTATCAAATCCGGCAAATGCTAGATTTTTTGAAAATGTCACATTTGATTTAAATGACCGCAACGTTACCGTATAAAATACGTTTTGTTACACTTTCTTCTAGATCAATTTATAATTATGTTGGCCCCTGGGATTGGAATGATAATGAAATAAGGCGGGCAAAGCGAGCGTATCTGTATGATAGAATGGTAACTTGGTTTGATGAACTTGAACAAAGTATTTTATTGGATGGAATTAAAAATCCAATATCTATAGTTTCAGGAAAATTAAGACTAAATGATTGGTTAAGTTTGCCGGAATATGCTAGGAAAAATCAATTAACTTGTAATTTATTAGGTGGATCTAGACTTTTTATTGCACAAAAACATGATTTACCCGTGCCTTGTATTGTTTCTGATTTTACGGATAGATTTTCCAATTATCCTGAAGTTTATCAAGCAACTGATATTAAAAAATTGTTTGTAAATCCGCCATCGCGCATTATATATAGCAAGCATGGTTTGGATTTACGAACTATACCAACCAAGATTGTTGATAAATAAATAATAAGACGGAGTAAAATATGAAATTTATTGTATTAAATTATGGTATGGATTTTGGTGCTTGGGAAGAAGGTCAAGACATTGGTAAAATGGTTGAAAATTATAAAGAAGCAGATCTTGTAAGATATAATAAAGTGTTGAAAACCAGTTTAAATGCTAGGT